TGACAAAATTGTCATAATAAGAGATATGAAGAAATTAATACTCGGTTTTATAACCATGTTGGGCATTACTTTTAGTAGTGCAGGAGATATCAGCCTTGATTTTGCCGCTGAAGATCAGCAGTTCTATCGGGGTCTTGGTAGAGCCAAAGACGCTTACTCAACCACATTGTCAACCAATCAGGAATTTGCGGGTTTTGGCCTGAATGCTTCCGCTTCTTTGGTTGCTGATAGCGAGTCTGAAAGCCACTTCGGCGTTGGTCTTTCACGACCAGTCAAGCTTGGTTCTTTGAATCTGTTGGCAGAAGGTCAATTCCGCTACCATCAATTTGAAGGCGTTCTTCCCACCTCTGAAGAGGTAGGTGTGGGTGCATGGCTTGGGACTTCCTTTGCTGATGTCGGCCTTCACTTCTGGAGTGATCTAGAGTATGATTGGGAGGGTATTGAGGTAACTGCCAAGAAAGATTTGGCTGTTCCTTCGATTAAGAACCTTACTCTGTCACCTTTTGTTACTCTCAGTTGGTTTGACGCTTATGATGCGGTTCACGCTGGAGTTAAGGCTACATACGCCCTCAAGGATAACACAGATGTGTATATTCAAGGCGCTTACGCCGATAACGACATTGATGTCGCTACTTTTGCAGTCGATGAAGAGATCTTCTGGAGTGCTGGTTTGACGTTTAAGTTCTAATTTAAACGTTTAAAAATATAATTAAAAAGCCTCCCGAAAGGGGGGCTTTTTTTTTATAAAGTGTAACTAAGAGATATGGAACCCGAAAAATCTATTATAAAAGAGTTTCTTAATGGAGGTTGGTTAGTCCCCTTGGTCGGCGCAGCAGCAATGTTTGCGCGACTTTTATCGGGTGATAGTGGATTATCAGCAAAACAACAATTTAAAAGAATCGTTACAGCGGCGATTGCGGCTGGCATAGCTTGGTTCGTGCTTGAGCAAACTGAAGTTTCCTCACTTACTAAGGCGATTGCTTATGGGATAATTGGGGTTGTAAGTCCTGAGGTTATCGGGGGCATAGTTAGACTTGGCAAGAAATTCGAAAAGAATCCCTCTGAATTCATAAAAAAATGAGACCTAGATTTATAGTTTACTGCTTGTCAGTTATTTGTTTAGCCTTTGGATTAAAAGGTTTACAGTTAAATGACGATATAAAAACAACATTAGAAGAGAATGCTCGCCAATCTGAATCATCTATTATGGAAATAGGGATGTGCTTTGATTGGTATGGCGTTATAATTGTCAATTCCGTTATTCAAACATCCCATGGGATCATGTCTCCAGAAGAAATGGTTGAAGTGTTGGAGGAGGAGAGTGGCTACAAGGATGAATATCTAGAGGGCTACAGGAAAGATATCACGCCGAAGGAAGTACCTTACGCAGATTTTGTTTTTGCTCAGGAAGATAAAATAAGTCTGTATGTCGATGACTTAATTGCTTGGGCTAAGGCGGGAGAGATCGAAAAGATTAAAGGCTCAATTCCACAAATGTATGAAATGACTGAGCCAACCATTGAGGCTATTAACAATATTATGGATACAAAAATGTATCATAATGAAGCTCAGGCTGCTATTTTAAATAAAAAAATAGATAGATTTGCAGAATTTATATACACATTAATGGCTCTCTGTGGAGTAATGTCCATCTGCGCCTCATTCAGCAAAAGATGTAGCTGATTATGGATTTTAAAGGAAAAAAACAAGTAGTTAAAGCAGTGCAAAATCTTTTAGGGGTTTTTGCAGATGGCGCTGATGGTCCAGTAACTTGGAATGCCATCTTAGCGAAGCTCTCCACTAAAAGCCCCACGCCTTCCGATAGTAGCATTCCCGAAAAAATGATAGCCTTAGCTCGGGAACAAATAGGTGTCTCTGAAGTAGACGGAAGCAACTGTGGCCCGATGGTAGACAAATATAAAGCGGCAACGTGGCTTGACCCAAGCAAAGGATGGCCTTGGTGTGCGGCTTTTATTTGTTGGTTAATTAGAGAGGCAATTAAAGATGAAAAGGTGTCATTTAAACGGCCACAAACAGCAGCAGCTTGGGATTTTGAAAACTGGGCAAATAAACAGCAAGGTGTCGAACTCAGGAAGCCTACTAATCATGATATTAAGGCGGGCGATATTGTTATTTTTACTTTTTCTCATATTGGTATAGCAGTAAAAGATATGGATTTAAGTGGTTACGTTGTCACAATCGAGGGAAATACCAACGGTGAGGGTAGTCGCGAGGGAGGTTCAGTGCTTGAAAAAAGACGGCATGTATCGAAGATTAGGAGCAGAATAAGAATCCTGTAAATTTTGCTGGACATTTTTCATTTTACCGCTACCATGACAGATACTCATGGCACAAAAGATCAAAGTAGACAAAAGAGACATACTAAATTTTGTCTTAGCGAAGGATAACTATCACCCTTTAGAGCGCAGCTTAGACCGCTTGAAGGGCAAGGATCATCGTTACGAGACTTTCGAAACCTTTATTTATGATTCAAGGCATAAAAGGAGGGAGCAGCAAAACGAGGATTATATTTTCTTTTATAAAGAGGTATGCAGGTTAAGACTTCTTATCCAAGAAGGTGCTAAAGTCAGCGGTAATGAATTGCTTAAACTCTGTGAAGAGTTGTTGGAGATTGCTCCTGCTGCCGTAGAGCTTCCATCTGCTCCGTTTGATTTTAAGGGAGAGGTTCCTGATGGAATTAAGAAAATATTTTCCGATATAGACAAAGACAATTTTGGAGACATAAAAGAAGATTAACGCACAATACAAAATAAATGGCCACAAGAACCGCATCAATATACTCCGAGCCGAAAAGGCAACGCAATAAGGGAATTCACTCTAAAAGTAAACATTCCTTTAATAAAACAAGCAAATTTTACAAGAAAAAATATCGAGGACAGGGGCGACCATAGTTGCATCTTTCTCTGTTTTGGTGTAAATATAGGCATGGATACTATTCTACAACTAGTTCAGGATAACCCTTGGTTCGGTGTAGTGACGGCTGTTATCGCTCTTGCGTCGGCAGTTGCTGCTGCTACCCCAACCCCCGAAAAGGGAACGTTTTTGTCCAAACTTTACGCAGTTATTGATTGGGCCGCTTTGAACGTCGGTAAAGCCAAGCAGAAATAGTCTACGGACTGATCTTGTATCAGTCTCTAGATCCCCCATCCCGTCTGGGTTGGGGGTTTTTGTTGTATTATCTTCTTGAATTATATGAGAAGGGGGTTTACTATACTCTCATGATCTCCAATAAAGCAAAAGGTCTCTCAGGCTCCACTCATGTGGCTCATTCTCAAAAGCTAATGGATGAGTCTTTTGAGCGTTATCATCACTCATGTCTGGTGGCTAATTTAACAATTAAAAAAACATCGAAACAGCAGGACATTGGTCATGTTGATTTCGTAGTAAATGGAGAAACTGTTGATTTAAAAGGCTTAAAAAATTCTAGCCGAGAAGGAAAAATATTATTGGAGTTCCTGAATGTAAATGGAAAAAAAGGCTGGTGCAATGAAAATGGAACACCTCTTTGGGTTGCCTTTGATTTTGGTGCATTCTTTTTACATGTCAAAAATGTTGACCTGTATAACCTAGCCAAACAAAAGTGTAATTTACGAGAGACAGTTACCAAGGTAAATGCTTGCTTATATAAAGGCTATCGGCGCAAGGGTAGGAAAGATCTGATGTCGATGGTCTTACTAAAGGATGTCCTTGAGCATTGCGAGCACTGGTTTTTACCTTACGCTAAATATCAAATACCCTTAGAAACCGTATAGTTACGGCCCTACAGGAGTAGGAAAGGTTACGGAGTCCTTTAGTTGACTAATTTCAGCGGGAGTAAGAGTGCCATAATCACCTTCGGGAATGAGAAGAGCGAATTTGTTATCTTGTGTTTCGCGGTTTACCCACCAATATTTAGTTGAAGTGCCGCCACACCCACGGGCTATAGCTTCTTGATTAGTGCGATTAGCCGCAGCTTCCTCTGTATTAAATACCAAATATTTCATTTTAATATATATTATAATATCCGTTAACATTATCGCCAATTTCGCTTATTGACGCAAGACCATTCCAACAAACCAGTTCAGCAATTTTTCCCGACCAAGGGTTACCTATGCCGCCATAGTTTTGGCCTATGGTGATTCCATCTAGCGAGGCACTTCCTAAGTTTCCTGTTATAATACTGCTTCCATTTTTTATTACGGTGGAATTAGCACCATCAAATTTCGCAACAAGCAATGCGGGGTTTAAATCCACGGCACTTGAACTTTCAATAACCGTTCCCGCGTAAGCATACCAATTTTCACTCTCTCTCTTAGCTATAAAATTACGATTAGAACTTGTTCTTCCGTTAAATAGATAACGTCTTGCTGAGTCACCTGTGACGGCATTTTCTGCTACCGCTGTTACCGTATTAGCCTGAGAGAATACGGGGCTGAAGGCATCGGTTATCATGTAGTCGTTCGATCCATCAAATCTTAGACTTGTCTTTTCATTTATTTGTATAAGAGAACCGAGGGAAACTACGGCGGGTTGAGCATTAGCACTGGTTTGGTTGGCATTCAAACGGAAGCTTCCCGTATGAGCCTGATCATACCAAATAGAACAAAAAGCGTTTCCTGTGGTTCCGACAAATGCCCCCAAGTTGGCGTCCACGCTCGCTGTTCCAGTGGCTAAGATAGGTGATGCCAAACTTACCTCACCATTTTTGTCGCCACGCACATCGACTTCTTCATTATCGCTTTCTCTCCTCACCCTCATTATTGGGCCACCAAAACCAACGGTGCGTGTGGAATAAGCGGCGCACCCTGAGGCGCTTTGATTACCGCCTGTGACCGTGCCTAGCAGTGGATTATTATTGTAGGCGAATCCCTCAGTAAAAGGCTCAATGAATAAATCTTTTGCTTGCCCCAGTTCATCAATTTTGTTATTATATTCCCTGATAATATGTTGGGAATACTGCCCAAAAAGAGCGCCAGAACCTACACCCGACACAAAT